ACGCTCGACGTTATCTGCGCCCGGTATTACGGGCGCACGGCGGGCATTGTCGAGACCGTCCTCGCGGTTAATCCGGGTCTGGCAGAGCTCGGGGCTGTGCTGCCGCACGGCACGCCCGTTGAATTGCCGGACATTCACACTTCACCTGTCGCGGAGGCCGTCAACCTGTGGGACTGACTATGGAACGCTTTACCTCCTTTATCGCCTACTGGCTGAGTGCTGCACTGGCGGCGTTTGGCGCGGTCACCCCGCAGGATTTCGCGGCTTACGCCGGTGTGATAGGCGTGGCGCTGACGGTGGGCGTTAACTGGTATTACCGCCGGAAAAGTTATGCCCTTCTGGCTCAGCTCGGACAACGCCCCCTCAGCGGTAAGGAGATCGGTAATGTCATCAGTCGTTAAGCGTTGCAGTGTGGCCGCCGTGCTGTTACTGGCGGTACTGGTGCCGGATTTTCGTCTGCTTCACACCTCGCAGGACGGGCTCGCCCTGCTGGCTGACCTTGAGGGGTGTCGCCTGCGGCCCTACCAGTGCAGCGCCGGGGTGTGGACGTCAGGCATCGGACACACTGCCGGGGTCACGCCTGCGCGTGACATTACCGAACGGGAGGCGGCGACAAACCTTGTCGCGGATGTGCTCGGCACCGAGCGCCGTCTCGCGGTCTGCGCGCCGGTTGAGATGCCTCAGCACGTTTACGACGCCGTGGTCAGCTTTGCCTTTAACGTCGGTACCGGCGCGGCGTGCCGGTCAACACTGGTGTATTTCCTCAACGAGAAAAAATGGAAACAGGCATGTGACCAGTTCCCGCGCTGGGTCTATGTCAGGGGCGTGAAAAGCACCGGGCTCGAAAACCGGCGACAGCGCGAGCGCGAATACTGCCTGAAGGGGGCGCAATGAAGACACTGATTATTTTGCTGGTTCTGGCCGTTACCGGGTTGCTGTGGATGCGCCAGGAAAACAACACGCTGCGCGGGTCGTTCGAGCGCGCAAACCGGGTTGCCGGTGAGCAAAAAAACACAATCGGGATGCTGAAAATTCAGCTCAGTGTCGCCCATGACCGGGCGGACAAAAATGAACGGGCGCAGGTGGATTTGCGCCAGAAACTTGACGCTGCCAGCGTGCGGGAAGCCCGCCGCGAGCAGACCATAACGAGGTTACTCAATGAAAATGATGCCTTTCGCCGCTGGTACAGCGCTGACCTGCCTGATGCTGTGCGCCGGTTGCACCACCGCGCCGCCTGCGCCAGTGCCGGTGATTGTTTACAGCGCCTGCCCGAAAGTCAGCCTCTGCCCGATGCCGGGAAGTGATCCGCAGACCAACGGCGATTTGAGCGCTGACATACGCAACCTTGAGCGCGCGCTGGAAAACTGCGCGCTCCAGGTCGAAACCATCAAACACTGCCAGGACAATATTGATGCTGAAACCCGAGAGCCTGCGAAAAGCCCTGGCTGATGCCGTGCCGGTGCTGGCAACAAACCCGGAAATGCTGCGCCTGTATGTGGACGGCGGCAATATCGCCGCCACGCTGGCGAGCTCGTTATCCTTTGAAAAGCAGTACAGCCTTAATGTGGTGGTCACCGATTTTACCGGCGATTTTGACCTGATCCTCGTGCCGGTGCTGGCATGGCTGCGCGAGCATCAGCCGGATATTCTCAGCACCGACACCGGGCAGAAAAAGGGCTTTACCTTTGAGGCGGATATCAACAACGACAGCAGTTTCGATATCAGCATCAGCCTCTTAATGACCGAGCGCACGCTGGTCAGGGAGGTGGGCGCGGCGCTGCATGTGGAGAACATTCCCGAACCGCCGCCACCGGAGCCGGTGACACGCCCGGTCGAGCTTTATGTGCACGGCGAGCTGGTGAGTAAGTGGGATGAGTGACTTCAAGCCGTTCGAGGAGAAGCTGAAAGGTCTGCTTGATGCGATGTCACCCGCCGCTCGTCGCCGCCTGGCTGTGGATATTGCCAAGAGACTGCGCCAGAGTCAGCAGCAGCGCATTAAATTGCAGAAAGCGCCCGACGGCACCGCATATGCCCCGCGCAAACCCCAGCGCATCAGGGACAAGAAAGGACGGGTTAAACGCGCGATGTTTGCGAAACTACGCAACGCCCGCTATATGAAAGCCATTGGCAATGACAGCGCGGCGGTGGTGGAATTTACTGGCAAAGTGCAGCGCATTGCGCGAGTACATCAGTACGGGCTAAGGGATAAAACCAGCGAAAAATCCAACAAAGTGAAGTATCCTGAGCGTAAGTTACTAGGATACTCCGATAAAGACGCTGATTTAATAGAAAGAGTTATTTTGGAAAGCTTTAATATGTAGAGGGTTACTATTTAATTATCCGTGCTTTCGTTATTTAATTCATCCTTGAATTCGCAAAATATACTATTGGTTTTGCGGTACTGGCTGTAAAAAACATAACCAGAAAAAGCGGCAAGAAGCATTAGGCCAAGAATGGTTAAAATAATTGTCGTGCCCATATCATTTGAGTGAATAGCATCACTTAGCTCCTCTTTGCTGTCTGGATCATCTGTAATCAAATAAGAACATGCTTTTACTACTATCGGCTTAGTGTTTTCAGGAAGTTTTCTGCATGCATGCTTTGTTATATAGGAGTTATCTTTTATATCATAGACATTTTTTGTTGAAACCAGAACTTTTTCCGTTCCTTCAGAGAGAATGGCGTAACCATATTTAGTCTCTTTAATTGCTGAAAACAAGTTCAATGCAAATGTCAGTACGACAAAGAACATCAGGATTAGAGGGACTAATTCTAGCTTGCTATGTTTGCGTTTTCCAATTACGGGAGCGAATGCTAAAAAACGAAAGTCTCTTCTGGTCAGGATGCCTTTATTGATAGCAATTTGTACCATCTCAGCATCTTTTTTTGATTCGACATTTATTCCATGAAAAATGCGCAGTAGCTGGAGATCAAATAATTCGTTGTCGAGCTTGCTCATCTTTGTGTTAGTTATTTTTATCTTTAAAGGGGTCAAAATTGTTTTCAAGATAATACCGACACCTCCTGAAAATAAAATGTAGAGAAATACAGCTACTGCGATTAGTTTGTTTGCACTCTCGATTATTGCATCCAGTGAGTTGAACATAAAGTCTCCTTATAGGTTTTTTAATTGAAATCCCGGCTCATTTATAAATAGGTTGGTTAGTGGCTCAGCCAATGCCTTTGCTTTGATTACCGTCTAACAAAATAACATCATCGTGTTCATGAACACATCAGCAAACATCAACGAACTTGCACGCGCCATCCGCAACATGGTACGCACCGGCATTGTGGTCGAAACCGATCTCAGTGCCGGGCGCTGCCGTGTGCAGACCGGCGGCATTGTTACCGACTGGCTACAGTGGCTGACGCAGCGCGCCGGTCGCACCCGCACATGGTGGGCACCGTCAATCGGCGAGCAGGTGCTGATTCTGGCCGTGGGCGGCGAGCTCGATACCGCCTTTGTGCTGCCGGGCATTTTTTCCGACGGCAACCCCGCCCCGTCTGCCTCAGCAGATGCGTGGCATGTTGCATTCCCCGATGGCGCGGTAATTGAGTACGAACCCAAAACCAGCGCCCTGACCGTCAGCGGCATCAAAACCGCCACGGTAACCGCCTCTGAATCCCTTACCGCGACGGTGCCTGTAGTGACCGTTAAAGCGTCCTCGCACATCACGCTCGATACGCCGGAAGTGGTCTGCACCAACAAGCTGATCACCGGCTCGCTGGAAGTGCAGCTGGGCGGCACCCTGCGCGGCAACATCGAGCACACCGGCGGCGCGCTCTCCTCTAACGGCAAGGTACTGCACACCCATAAACACCCCGGCGACAGCGGCGGAACAACCGGAGCGCCACTATGACCGCGCGTTATATCGGTATGAGCCGCAGCACCGGCAGGGCGCTGACGGATGCGGAACACATCAGCCAGAGCCTCAGCGATATCCTGCGCACGCCCGTCGGCTCGCGGGTGATGCGCCGTGATTACGGCTCGCTGTTGTCCTCCCTGATTGACCAGCCCCAGACCCCGGCGCTTGAGCTGCAAATTAAGGTGGCCTGCTATTTTGCCGTGCTGAAGTGGGAGCCGCGTATCACGCTAGGCGCAGTGGCGACCGAACGTCAGTCTGATGGCCGTATGGTGGTCAGCCTGACCGGCGAGATTGCCACCACCGGCGAACCCCTTTCATTAACCATCCCTGTGAGCTAACCCATGCCGATTGTTGATTTAAGCCAGCTCCCCGCGCCTGATGTGGTCGAGCAACTCGATTACGAAAGCATTCTGACTGAGCGCAAGGCGACGCTTGTCTCGTTGTTTCCGGCAGAGCAACAGGAGGCGGTCGCCCGCACGCTGGCGCTCGAATCGGAGCCGCTGACCAAATTCCTTGAGGAAAATGCCTACCGGGAAGTTATCTGGCGTCAGCGTGTTAACGAGGCCGCGCGCGCAACCATGCTCGCCTTCGCTGCCGGTAACGACCTTGATGTGATCGGGGCAAATTACAACGTCTCGCGCCTGGTGATCACCCCGGCAGATGAAGAGGCATTCCCGCCCGTGGCGGCGGTGCTGGAATCCGACAGCGATTTTCGCCTGCGCATCCAGCAGGCGCTCGAAGGGCTTAGCGTGGCCGGGTCTGTCGGCGCGTATGAGTTTCACGGGCGCAGCGCTGACGGGCGGGTCGCTGATATCTCTGTGACCAGCCCGCAACCGGCCTGTGTCACGGTCTCAGTGCTATCCCGCGAGGGCAACGGCGCGGCCTCTGAGGAGCTCCTGACCGTGGTGCGTAATGCACTCAACGACGAGGACGTCAGGCCGGTGGCTGACCGCGTGACGGTACAGTCGGCCAGCATTGTCGATTACCGGATTAACGCCACCCTTTATCTCTACCCTGGCCCCGAAAGTGAGCCGGTGCGCAGCGCCGCCGAAGCAAAGCTCGGCGCATACATCACCGCGCAGCACCGGCTCGGGCGCGATATACGCAAATCCGCCATTTATGCCGCCCTGCACGTTGAGGGGGTGCAGCGGGTCGAGCTCGCCGCGCCGGTTTCTGACATTGTGCTCGACAGCACCCAGGCCTCTTACTGCACGGATTATCAGATTGTGATCGGGGGCTCAGATGAGTGAGTCGCGCCTGTTACCGGTGGGTTCGTCCCCGCTTGAGGTGGCGGCGGCGCGTGCCTGTGCCGATATCGAAAAAACTCCGATACCGCTGCGCAGACTGTGGAATCCCGACACCTGCCCGGTGCACCTCCTGCCGTGGCTGGCCTGGGCGTTTTCGGTCGACCGGTGGGATGAGAAATGGCCGGAGGAAACGAAGCGCGATGTGATCCGCAGCGCGTATTTCATCCACTGCCACAAGGGCACCATAGGGGCGGTGCGTCGTGTCGTTGAGCCGCTCGGCTATGTCATCAACATTATCGAGTGGTGGGAAAACAACGAGCCGCCAGGCACATTCCGGCTTGATATCGGCGTCCTCGAAACCGGCATTTCGGAGGAAATGTATCAGGAGATGGAGCGGCTTATCGCCGATGCGAAACCGGCCAGCCGCCATCTTATCGGGCTCAATATTATTCAGGATGTTGCGGGGTATCTCTACGCCGGTGGGGCGGGTTACGACGGCGACATTATTACGGTTTATCCGGGTTAAGTGAGAAAAGCATGACTGCAAAATACAGAACGGTGGTCACCACCGCAGGCGCGGCAAAATTTGCCGCCGCGCTCACACCGGGCGGTAAGAAAGTGAACATTACCGCGATGGCCGTCGGCGACGGCGGCGGTAAACTTCCCCAGCCCGACGCAGGCCAGACACAACTGATTAATGAAGTCTGGCGCAATAAGCTGAATAAAATCAGCCAGGACAATAAAAACAAAAATTACATCGTGGCCGAGCTGGTTATCCCGCCGGAAACGGGCGGGTTCTGGCTGCGTGAAATGGGGCTCTATGACGACACCGGCACGCTGGTTGCCGTCAGCAACATGGCCGAGAGTTATAAGCCAAA